ACAATACTTTGCAGCTAATAATAGTTGTAATGGAACAACCATGCAGTTCTCGCCCTTTTATATGGGCAACGATACTATTCCTTTCGATAACGAAGGGTATGTACGAAGCAATAACTACGGCGTACAGCTGAACTTTTCTGTGCCATTAGATGGTGGCATGATCGAAACCTGTAAAGCTATCGCCCGTAAACACGAACAAAAAATGCGTCTTGACTACGAACTTGTTCGTGCTCTTAAGTGTACAGAGATTATGAAGTCTGGGTTTACTTTTAGACCTGGCAGTCGTGTTGAAGTCTTATGTCATGACGTAGTACCAATTGTATCTCTTAAATAATGGAAGCAATCGTGGCTGCTGTCATTGCAATAGTCGCTGGCGGCGCAACACTAAATAACAGATTACACAACCGAATAAATAATGTACATGATCGCATTAGTGGTCTTGATCGACGTATCGATGCTATTGAGCTGGGTGTCGCTCAGGATTATGTTTCTAAAGCTGACTTATCAGTCATGGTTCAACGTATGGAAGATCATATGGTGCGTATTGAAAACAAATTAGATCAAATTGTCCTTAGAAATTAATCAATTATGGCTAACAAACATACTCCACGAGGAGATGCTTCCCCTGTAAAAAAGTATGATGGAAAATTCTTTCCGAAACCTTACGGGCCAACACAAAAATTAAAACAAGCCAAGCGTCTTCCAAGCCAACGCCCTGGATACAACGTATAAATTATGACTTACAAAATTGTTGATCTTCGTACAAAAAAAGTAATTGGTACATATGAAAACGAGAGCCAAGCTACTAAAGCTGAGTCTCGTTTGATGCATGAACCAGGTGAAACATGGTATGCAATTGAAGCACCTGTAGTAAAGAAACCAAAGGCTAAGAAAGCTCGTGTCAAAAAAGAAAGCGACTGAAGACCAATTTAACGAGCTGCATAATCTTGTGACACAAGAGTTTCTCAAGCGTATCAAAGCTGGGGAGGCTACTGCTCATGAATTAAAAGCAGCTTGTGATTGGCTACATAAAAACGATATTAGTGGTGTTGCTTATGACGGTAACCCTCTAGATAAATTAAATCAAATTCTTCCAAAAATTGATCCCGAATTGGTTCAATCTCGTCTTTATGGAAAAAGGTAAAACATCTCGATATTACGCAGCTAACCCTAAAGCAGCAGCCAAGCACCGCAGTTATATGCGGGAATATAACAAGCGACCAGGTAAATCAGCATACAGATCTCGTTTAAATAAAGCACGTCGTAAGGCCGGTGTTTACGGCAAAGGTGGACCCGATATGTCTCATGACAGCAAGGGCAATCTTAGACGTGAATCTATGAAAATAAATCGTGCACGTAACGGACACGGTAATAACAAACGAACTCGCTGATGACACCCTTGCTTCCTACTCCTGATCACTATTTACAAAACCTGATAGCCATGAACAGTTCTATGTCTAAAAAACTTTGGCGTAAAGCCCTGAAGGAACATTTTGACTGTACTTGTGTCTACTGTGGAGAATCTTATGAATTATCTAATCTTACTCTCGATCATGTTATCCCACGCAGTGCTGGGGGCGAAACAATCGCCTCAAATATCGTACCAGCCTGTCAAAGATGTAATCAGAAAAAGGCAAGCAAACCCTATTTAGATTTTATGCGTAACACGTTTGGCGTAAACCAATTACGTGAATACGTACTAGCAAAACATACACAATAGTTGCACTAAGGCAACAAATATATCGCCGCTCCTTTGGGGCGGTTTTTTTTATGACTCCCTCTGAATGGGCGTCTGCTGCTAATAAATTGTCGCGTGCTAATCCTGGTCTAAACAGATCGGAAATCATCACAAAGATGAATTTGCAAGGTATGCCAAGACCTACAGGTGTAGAAGGTAAAGGTACTTATGCATCTGGTAACCCAAAATTCGGCCAGAAAACACGTAGCAAAGGACAAACAGCACGACGCAAACAACACGAACAAACATCTACTGAGTCTTCTGCTGACAATCTACAAAAGCTTCGTCAGTGGCAAGAAACTATGAACAACATGGCTGCTCATGCAGGCATGGAAGGTGCTTATCACGAGCATTTAGCACCTTCTGACATGACTGATATGTTGGCTGGTGAAGGTGCTCCAGGTGACTATGTTTCTAATAGACCTCAAAGTTATTCTAAATGGAAAACCGCAGTTGAACAGTATAATCGAACTAAACATAGTAACAAATATCGCTTGTTAGAAACACCTGAAGGTGCCCGTATTGTTGATCGACGTTTTGCTGATGCTCGTGTTGATCCGTACGACCTTCCTGGTATTGACGTTGACGAATCAATGGATGTTGAACGTGTATTTTCTGCATTACCTTTTATTGTTGGTCAAAATCTTTCCTTACCACAAACATCCTTTCCCGGTCTTCCGTCTCTAATAACTGAAGGCTTACGAACTGCTCCACAAACTAAGTTTACACCTCAAGCTTTAGCAGGGTTTCCAGAAATGCCAGAAATGGGTCCGACAACATCTGCACCTCCTACTAAATACGTACCACCTGTTGTCATGCAATATAGCTATGACACATATACCAACGGAAACGGAAATGGTAATGGTAATGGTAATGGTAATGGTAATGGTGACCACAATGGTTCAGGTAAAAACGGTGGTCCTCCTACAAATGGCGGTGGTTATTCAAATGGTGGTAACGATTTTGTAGAGGGACTTACTAGTGCTGTTTCAGTTAGCGCCGCTGTAGGTTCAGCTGTTGTTGGCGGACTAATGTCTTTGCCTGGTGCACTGTCCACTAGCGGTATCTAGAAGCTCTTAATTAATATTTAGGTCACTATCTATATGACGAACGTTTTAGAGGCCTTACAGGCCGATTTCAAGCTGTTTCTGCAAGCTTTATGGGAGCAGCTTGATCTACCCTCCCCCACTCGTGCTCAATATGCCATCGCAGACTATATCCAACACGGACCCAAGAGACTCCAGATTCAAGCTTTCCGAGGTGTTGGTAAATCTTGGATTACTGGCGCTTTTGTCCTTTGGTCGCTCTTTAATGATCCAGAAAAAAAGATCATGATCATCTCGGCTTCTAAGGAACGTGCTGACAACATGTCTATCTTCCTTCAGAAGCTGATTATTGAGACACCTTGGCTTAAACACCTACAACCTAAAGGTGATGACTCCCGTTGGTCTCGTATCTCCTTTGATGTTGCTTGTGCACCTCACCAAGCACCTTCTGTTAAGTCAGTCGGGATAACGGGGCAACTGACCGGTTCTAGGGCCGACCTGATGATCCTAGACGATATCGAAGTTCCTGGCAATTCACTTTCTGAGATGATGCGCGAGAAACTTTTACAACTTTGTACTGAGGCTGAGTCTATTTTAACGCCTAAAGAAGACTCTCGTATTATGTACTTAGGTACACCTCAAACTACATTTACTGTCTACAGAAAACTAGCAGAACGTAACTACCGACCCTTTGTTTGGCCTGCACGTATCCCTCGTAAAACTTCTAACTACGAAGGATTAATGGCTCCTCAATTACAAGCTGACATCGATAACGGTGCTGAAGCTTGGTCAGTAACAGATCCTGATCGTTTTGATTCTGATGACTTACTTGAACGTGAAGCAGCTATGGGTCGTAGCAACTTCATGCTTCAGTTTATGCTCGATACCTCCCTTAGTGATGCAGAAAAATTCCCTCTTAAAATGGCAGACCTTGTGGTTACTTCTGTTAACCCCTCCTCTGCTCCTGACAATGTCGTCTGGTGCTCAGACCCACAAAACCTTATTAAAGACTTACCCACAGTTGGTCTCCCAGGAGATTACTTTTATTCTCCAATGCAACTCACTGGTGAGTGGACACCTTACACCGAAACAATCTGCTCGGTTGACCCGTCGGGTAGAGGTACTGACGAAACTTCCGCAGCATACATATCTCAAAAAAACGGCTTCCTCTACTTGCATGAAATGCGTGCTTACAGAGACAGGTACTCTGACAATACCTTGCTAGATATTCTTAAAGGTTGTAAAAAATACAACGTTACTAAATTAGTTATTGAAACTAACTTTGGTGATGGTATTGTCGCTGAATTATTTAAAAAACACCTTATCCAACGTCAACAACTCGTTGATATTGAAGAGGTACGTGCCAATGTACGTAAAGAAGACAGAATTATTGACTCCTTGGAACCTATCCTTAACCAACACCGCCTAGTCGTAGACAGATCAGTTATTGATTGGGACTTTAAGTCTAATCCTGATGAAGCACCTGAAAAACGTCTTATGTATATGCTCTTTTATCAAATGAGTCGTATGTGTAAAGAAAAAGGTGCCGTTAAACACGATGACAGAATTGACTGTCTAGCTCAAGGTGTCAAATATTTTACTGATGCACTTGCTATCTCTGCTCATGAATCAGTCAAAAATCGTAAGATGGAAGAGTGGAATGACATGCTTTCACAGTGGCAAGATGACCCTCAAGCTGCTGCAAATCATATGGTTTTAGGTATGGATATTAACCAAAGAAGACAAGCTACAGGTAATCCTAAAAGTTCAGTCCCCACCTGGTTTTAAGAGAAACCCCTACCTTATACAGGGAGGAGAGAAGGGTGGACTCGACTTCCTGGCTAAGGGGGATAGTAATTATCCCCTTTACTTATGTCCGCTGAATGGACATTTTGTAAGTACCGCCCACTGGTTAAAACCAAAAGACAACATTTCATTTAACTTGTACTAACTCCCGGTTGATTTTGGAAACATTGAATGTTTCTACTTATCAACTCTTTGATACTATGCCTAAAACAGAATACATACACAATACAAAAGGACTGTATGTAGAGTTTCATCGTGTTCGTGAAGGTCCTAATTACTTTACTGTTCTCTATAAGTACACCTCTCAGGGTGTCACTTCTGTAAAAGAAATGAAAAAGATACTTGGTCCTGCTAAGTTCCTAGATTCATCCAAAGAATTGTATGCTTGGATGGAACCGTTGATAGCATTGAGTGAAACTAAAAAATCTTTAGATATGAATGATATTAGAGCTAGAGGGTTTGGTCCTGAAGCTCATGATGATGATCCTACTAGTAATACTAAAATGGTAATGTAAATGTGTGAGTATATCTTTTCTATGTTAATAGTGGGTCTTGTTAACGTGTCTCCAGATGTGTACGTTATTCAAGCGTTAGACTATGACAATACGCTCGTTGAGTGTTCAATTGTGATCCAAGAGGAAAAAATCACATAATTTTGTCTGCCCTATCCTCTATATACGCAGGATCCAGGAGCCCCCAAGGGGGTGTTTTGGCCCCGTTAGTTCAATAAACTAACGGATTTCACTGGGTTTTAGAAGAAATACGGGCGCATCAGGCACGCGCGGTAGTTGGTATCGCGCTGTTTGTGTGTATCTATCTGTTGCGACCTTATTGAGAACGTTGAGAATGACTGGTATGACTGGGATATCAGGTGATAAGCAACGCTGATCGATGACCGACCAAAGACTTATCATTGTGTTACTGCAACGGTTCTTGGCTGGTCTGGTATAGCCTTGATACACTATTGCTGATTGGCAACGGTTGCGGATCTGATATGGTAGATCCAGATGAGTGGTTGACGATCTTGATCTCGACTCTCCCTGTTAAGGGGGAGGAGAGTCTCGATCTTCAATCACCACTCACTGCCTCAGAACCTTGACAACTAAATAACTCGTTGCGATGCCGAGGGTCAGTCATCTGATCCGGAGCGTAGAGCCTGGAGGTGCTTGACCAGTTGGCCGGCCAGGGTGCATGATTACACTAGGGCAACAATGCCCACGGCGGAGCCACACGCCTTGTTTGTTCATGGCTACCTGCACGGTGCACCGACGCCCTGCCCGTTTGAGTCGGGCTGCCAGGTCTTGCGTCATTCAAGTACGCATTCAATTTCTTTTATTCATTCATTCATTCATTCATGCAATTGTTTCAGTCACTCACTCGTCCATCCGTTGTACGTCATGGACACAGCGACTGTGCACATTATGTAATCGTTGATGTACTCAATGCTTCATGCATTGTGTCATTTGTTTCAGGTAATGTGTACAGCTACGAGAATGTGAGCCGACGTGCACTCGTCAAGCTCCTGCTACAAGACAACATCAGTCTTGGACGCTGGATCAACGACGCACTGTTATGTGTAGATAACGACAAGGTTGTCTGTAAGTTTGAGCCACAACTCAACGTAGTTCGTGAGAATGTGCCTTACTTAGTAGCTGCGTAAGTCATAGCTTCCAGCCTAGGTGCAATGCCTAGGCCAGCACTGGGACGCAGTCCCTATCCATTACACTTGGTCAATCATGACAACATGCACACACTCTGATCTTGTTAGTAAGCAAGAACGCTTGGCTGGTGATGAGTTACTTGCATTCATTTCAGGTAACTCGACCATGTCACAACTTGAGTTATGCCTAGGTGCTGGTTACATACGCCAGGGTCCGGGATCACTCAAGGACACAAAGATGGCAGCATTCACTGACTTTTATTTAGCAATCTTGGACGCTAAAGGTATGGATCTCAGCGCATCAGATACTGATGACAAAGAGTATGATGACTGGCATGATTCACTGACTGATCAAGACAAAGACTTGATCAATGAGATTCAAGAACGCTGCGGTGACTTCAGTAATTACACACCTGAAGAATGTCGAGAGTTCATGGATGAGTTGAGTGATCTTGGTATTACTACTGCATCACAATTCGAGGATGCACATCGTTATCAAACATCGAGCAACAACGCTGGTGCTGAGTTTGCAGAATATGAAGCTGAAAATTATGGATGCACCACCTTTATTGATATGCCCTGGATTGTCATTGATTGGGAAGCTAGTTGGGAACGCAACTTATCCCATGACTATTCAACAATTCATTTCAAAGGTGTCACCTACATCTTTAGCAATTACTTCTAATCAACCGTTGCACTAACGCAATGGATGTATGACTTTCTCAAGTAGGGACGCATCATGCCAATGGTGTGTCCTTTCTTAAGGGACTCTACATCTCTTGATCACAATCATCATTTTTCATGGACTCACAAACAAAAGCACATCAATGGATTTTATTTTCAATGAACTTAGCATGTGACATGTGGAGTTCTGATTTTTATTCTTTTCTTGAGCAATTAGATGAGGAATATGAATGACACAACAACAGATTAAGGACCTACAAATAGTAGCTCTGTCTGATTACCACAAAGGTTTAATCACAAGGACTCAGCTACTAAATATCGTACATCTTCTCGATCGTAAATCGTTCATCCACACCAGCCATGTTTGACACACCCAAAGACATTCTGAACCACAACAAACGCATCAGTTTGATAGCTCAAAAGAAGGAAGCAGATGCAGAGGAGACACGTTTGCATTGTCAATCCTATGCAGACTATTTCCTAGCACGTGCTGCAGCTTGCATGTTATTAGATCATGGCATTGATCATGATGAATTCATGGAGGCAATGTGTGATGAACTGGAATCACGAGGTGCACTAGATGACGACTAAAAAGACAGATGACTGGTTAATTAAGAATGCAATCGGATGTTGGTTGCATCATTTTCCTGATCATCCATGGACACCACGCTATCAACAATTAGTAAAGCGTGAGGTATATCTACCTAAGCCGCGGCCAGCCCGCAAAAGATCACAATCACGAACCAAGGACGCTGATGCCACTACTGGGAAACCAAAAGCTTGATGAATACATGGTGATATTGGAAGACGGTAAGGAGCGATGGACTGAATTTGTCGTAGCTCCCGATTTAGAACACGCCGCATGGGCTGGTTTTGAGTTGTCCACTAACCGCAAAGCTGTACTTAAGGACGTAATCAGAACCGATGAGTGGTAAAAAGTATTTCCCTAATAACTGGCAGAAGTGGAAGGACGCACCAGAAGATCTATTCATGCCTCACACCTTTGATGAGATCATGGATTTCAAGATTGCTGCGTGGGAACTTCCTAGCAACATTGCCTGTGTAATTAGGGAATCAAACCTAACAACTAAAAAAGTAAAAGAATACGTGTATCAACGCACGTATGCAGCTGAACGCAAGGTTCAACAGTTACTTAAGAAGGAAGGCATCGAATTCACTGTATGTACTTCCCAACAAATCAATTTCGTTTCACCACTTGACCCAAATGACGTTGACAACAATGACGACAGCTACGACTTCTTTAATGAGTGAAGCAACTCATGAACGCCTTGTTGAGGAATTAATCTATGAAATTGAGGATCATCCATACAAGGACGAGATCATTAGCTTAGCTACGGCTCAACTGTTGGATGATGACGCATAAATTTATTGTTTTCGCACCATTGTGCTCTTTTAGTACCATGTGAGAATCATTATTAATTTATAGTGAAACGAGTCTTAGTTTCGATGCCTGACAAATGTGCAGCACTGCTGAAAAGCTATGCAGCCCAATGGGGTATGACGCAAAGTGATGTTCTCTATGAATGTATGCGGAACCACATTCACAGACAAGCAAAAAGTGGATGCAAAGGAACGCTCAACCTCTTAGACATTCACGGTATCAAATTAGACAGACGTGCACACAAAGAGTGTTACGGATATCCGTGTCGTATTTGTAAGCATGACAAGTCATGTCGTGTTGGATTACATGACGGAATGTGGGAGTGCGATGAACGTTACAAACATTTATTGTCTCCAACAATTGAGCCTGAGT